CAAAGAAAGTATTCGTAAATCCTGGTATTTTGATTTTTTTGTTAGGTTCCACTTCAATAAACTTCACGAACTCCTCGATAGAATTTTTTGACAAAGAGGTGAGAGCCTGTGTTTTTCGCAAAAAACTTTCATAAATAATGCGAGAAGTTATGAGGTTTGTTTTCCTCTTTTCTAGTAGGTTTTCTAAAGCACCGGCATCATGGTCCGAATGTACGTGCGTTAAAAAAACGTGGTTCACATCATTTTTGTTAATTCCATAGCCTGATAAAATAGAATTGTTCTCAGCTACAACATCAATTAAGATCCCTTTGCCTTCAGCCCAGACGATTGCAGAGCTATTTTGTTTGTCGGCTAAAAACCCGGACCCCACACCTACGAAAGTCACCCCAAAAAAAGGGGCTTGAATTGGTTTTGGTTCCTGTTTTTTATGCTTTGAAACAATAGAATTAACATTAACTGTGCAGCGTTCTACTTTACCCTCATATACTTTAAAAATGCTCGGCTCGACTTCCTGGAGTTTTAATTGTTTGCGCCTATTTTTTAAGCCATTAAGAATACAAGAATTTGATTTTCCTATGTGATGAAACTTGACGGTTTTGGAAACAAAACTATCTCTATCCCTCTCTTTAGCTAGTGAAAATAAATCCAGTTCCTTCTGAAGTTGGGCGCACTGAATGTAGATTTCAGTTAGCTTTTTGGAGAGGCTTTTAATCTTACTATCGAGAATCGATTGATTTTTAGAAAGGATTTCATCTTCGATAAACTTTTTGATGTGTCTGCTGACTTGTGATTCGCTGCTATGTTCGCGTAAGAGATTGTCGAATAAAATGGAAATTTTTTTATTTTTAGCAACATTTTTTCTTAGAAATCTTCGAAGGTTTTCTCTCCCCTTCTCATTCAAACACTTTTCATTCAATAATTTACTACTTTGAGATTCTAATAACTGACTAAACCTTGGACCAAAAAGAGTTTCATTGAGGATATTTCGGAATCTTATTTCTTGTTCGGGTAGGCAATAGGCTGAAACGGTAGAACCAGGAGCTCTTGTAAATAAAAAACTGTAGACAATAAACTCAAAGTCAAAATTATTTATGTTGTCACAAAATGTTTGGGATGGGATGACATACTTTGAAGGCAGCGGTTTCTTTGTTTTTATAAACTCTTTTACTATTCCTGGGGGGCAGCCAAAAACTATTTCGCCATAATCTTTAGTTTCTAGGAGGCTATAAAGCTTGCCATTGCTGACATTGAAATCTTTTTTGCTCATTGTATGCCGATTTAAACAATGTCAAATACAGAATAACTTTAAATTGTTTTACAATATACGGTTCTAATTTATTATCAACAACCTTATCAATAAAATTACATACTTCATCATCTGACTTGCCATTACAAACTTGTTTTACTAATGGTTCTAAACATACGTAAATAGAATCTGTATCAGACGCTATAACATAATCTGTATTTTCAGTTTTTAATATCTTATTTAAATAATCATTTACTTTATTTTCAATAAATCTAATAATAAATTGTCCTGCTGTTGTAATACCACTTGCCTGTCTTACATCATAATATCTAAAATACTGATTACCAATTGCACCATAACAACTATTCAATGCAATCTTTCTTGCCCATTGTATGTTATGACACCTTGCAATTTCTTTTGCTAATTCTTTCGTTGGTTCTTTTTGATATAGTTTTTTCGCTTTCAACTCACGATTTTTATAAACAATACGGTCTTTATATATCTTCTCTACCATTTCAGGTAAGAATCCTTGACTATCTCTTTTAAACATTGCACCATTTGGTACAATACAAGCGTCTTTATCTTTTAAAAACTCTAGGGGTGTCTTCTTACTCAACATTTTATTCACAGAAACACCAGATGAATTAACACCTAATATCTTTTCGGGAGAAATATTATATTGTACAATAATATGTGGATAAAGAGAGTTGATATCAAAAGACACCACCCATTTTTGCATACCAAGTTTAGGCTCTTTTACATAAGCTCCTTCATACTTTGTATCCTTGGAATGTTCTTCCCTAGGAGGTATACAAATATTTTTTTTCATCAAATGGTTTGCGATTAATGTATCCCAAACTCTAACCTGTGAAAAAATATCGTTATAATTTACTTTAGTTTCATATGCAAACGTTAAAGATAAATCAATTAAACCTAACTTATCTTCTAATGCGTCAACAATTTCTACGTCTTGTATATTATATTCTACAAATTTTTGAAAATCTTTTGTATAAAAATCTTTAAAAGTGCCATATGGATTTTCACGTTTACCTTGACCTAATTCAACTTCACCTATAAAACCTAATCTATAACTTTCTTGTCTTGCTGGTATAAACCATTTATACAAATCAAGATAATCTAACATAGCAATACCATACAAAGTATAATATGTATTAGTTCTACCACGTATAATAATTTGTTCACTAGATATTAAGTTCCAAGGTGACATACGATTTGCAACTTTAGGACCTACAAGTAATTTTATTCTATTCATTAAATAAGGTAAGTCAAAAAATTTAGTATTCCAACCTGTAATAACATCTGGATAATTCTTTAACCAGAATTTCATAAACTCCATTATTAAATGTTTTTCATCTTTACATTGAATATAAGTTACATCTTTTCTATCTGTTTTAAATTCACCAACACCCCAAGATATAATCTGTTTATTGGATTGATTCTTAACACTAATACAAAGTAATTCTTCTATAGGATTATCTACTTCTGGAAAACCATTTTCACAACCACACTCTATATCTAATGTAAATATTTTAATTAAATCTTTTGACCATTTAACTTGTTTTGGAAATTCTTTATTAATATATTGATAATGATATCTTTCAAGTCCATAGGTAGGTGAGTTTTGAGTTGCTATATCTTTTCTAAATCTACGAGCAGCGTCAATAGATGAAAAAGTAATTGGTTTTAAATTTTGACCTTGTAAAGTTTTAAAATCTGTTTGTTCTCTTGTTAATGAATATAATGTTGGAGAAAAATTAATCTTCTCTTTATACTCCTTGTCATTATGTACACCTCTAACAAGTAGTTTGCCTTTATATTCTATTACATTTTTATAAAAGTTCATCTGGTCTCAAATGTAGGATTAAACCATCAAGTTCTGGTGTAAGAGATATCTGACAAGATAATCTACTAACACCTGGTTTATATCCTTTTTCATATTCTAATTGTTCTTCTTCAATGGAATTAGCATCCATCCTTGGTACTTTATCTACCCATTTTTCATCTACATATACGTGACAGGTACAACACATACAATTGCCACCACAATCTGCAGGTATTTCTGGAATATCTACTGTTGATTCAAATTTGGCTGCCTCCATTGCACTCAAACCTTCTCTAGCTTGAACACGAATTTTGGATCCGTCCCTTACAAAATATACGTCTATCACTTATCTAATGTTGGCAAACCTGTTTCAGTTATTAACTGTTTTTTAGGTGCTAAAATAGATGAAGTATTTGTAATATAATTCTGTTTGATTTGTTCTTTTGGTTTTGATATTGACATAACCTTATCTGCTCTAATTTCAATTGAGTCTCCATCTGAATATGGAGCATAAGGGGTCATCATTAATTGGACTGGTTTACCTGGTGCTTGTTGCGTAGGTATGATAACAAATCCTTTTATGATTGTAATTGTCTTTGATCCTTCTGTAATTTTTCCGATAACATCTTCTCCTGTTACCAATCTACAGACTAAAATTTCATCACTTGCCATTATATTTCTCCTTAATTATAATATACACCATTTCTCATCAATTGTCAATGCTGTCTGGTGGTTCATTTCGTGGTACAAAGGGTGTATATCCATCTTCAGCCGCTGTAGGATCATCTTCACCTACAATTGCTTGTACTTCTGGAACATAATGCTTTAGCATATCTTCCACACTTTGATGTAATGTTTGCTTAGACATTGCACAACCAGAACAACTACCTGCTAATTCTAATTTTGCCACACCTAATTCCATATCAAAATCTAAATAATTTATAAACCCACCGTGTTGGGCTACAGCAGGTGCTACTTTATCTTCCAAAATAAATTTAATGTCTTTTGCTATCTCTTCCTTGGTTCTATATGAAGTAAATTTACCAAGTTCTGGTGTGCTATCTGACATTATGTAGCGCCTCTCTTTCTTTTTTAGTTTTTTTGTAAATTTATTGCTGAATTACCTTTTTCGCCTTCAGTAATTTCAAACGTTAATTCATCACCTTCGTTTAACTCTAAACTTGCTGCTTGAGCAGCTGAAGAGTGTACAAAAACATCTTTTTCATTGTCTTCTCTTGCTATGAAACCGTAACCTTTTGTTGGGTTAAACCATTTTACTTTTCCTTTTATACTCATGTTGTTTACCTTTCTTTGTTTAATTTAAATTCATTGATAGCCAATCTACCAACAAATTTTTTCGAGGCAGTTTAAATCAAATATTTAATATTTCTGTCCCAAATTTTATGAAATTTATTGAAATACGATTAAGCTTTTTGCAGATTTACTGCGGAAGGACCTTTTTCGCCGTTCTCAACTTCAAATGTCAGTTCGTCACCTTCGTTAAGATATTTAAGGCCAGCTTCTCTCACAGCAGTATGATGAACGAAAACATCTTTTTCTTTATCTTCACGCTCAATGAAACCATACCCTTTTTTTCCATTAAACCACTTCACTTTACCTTTAAGACTCATCTTAACGTTCCTTATTTGTTATTAATGTGTTGTAGACTAATCTACAACAAACCTCCATAAATAGATTTAGGCTAGATATGTCAAGATGAAATATAACTTTTTTAAGTAGTT